GGCATAACTTGGAAACTGAACAGAAAAAAATAATATTGCGCCTGCTATCTTAAATTTTTTTATCATTGCGTAAACGTTGACGTTGATTCAGTTACAGATTGAACTTCAATTGTGCGGTCTATATGGACATAAGAATTTAGCCCCGGCCCAATATACGACTCATGGAATTGCGTGGCCGCCCCTGCCGTTGATTGTTTCCATTGGGGTTTAGTAGTCAAATTTATTCCTGTTGTTGTTGATGTTACGCCGTTAATTGTTTGTGTTGCCCCTGCAATCGCTTCAGGGCTTATTGTACCGCCTGCCGTGACCGCTTCGACATTGGTTCCGCCAGTTGTGTATTGGTAGCCGGTAGAGTACGAATAAGATTGAATTATTTCCCGTGTTGATTGTGAACTCGTTGTTCGAGATATGCTCGACCCCGCAGAAAAATTTGGAATTACGGGAATAGCAAAACAGGGCGAACTTGATAATAGAAAAAGGCTTATAAATAAGCGCCGCATTATTCGATTTCGATTGAACTTGTAATTGAACCTGTTACGCTTGAACCCGCTGCGCCGGGGCTTAATGTTATTGTTCCGCCTGCAACTGAAGTTATACCAATTGATTGTCCTGAACTAGACCCGCCTGAATATGTGATTGTGTCGCCTGTTACTGGTAAAGAAGAAACAACGCCAGAAGAAACACTTGCTGTTGTTACTACCGCATCCCCTTGAATAAATGATTCTGAAAAACTTGTTGCGGCGCCCGCTGTGGTTTGCGTATAAGACCCTGTTCCGTGTGTAGCGGCCACGCCGGTTAATACTGAACTATTGTCTAAAGCGGGCGAATCAAGATGACCCATAGTTCCCGCGGTAATCCCTGTCGAACTCATTGAATAGGTCGAGCCGATGCGCTTTGCCTGCGAATAGCTGCCATCTACCACACCTTGCGCAGAAGCCGTAATTTTATGCACATAGCCCGCTTGTAAAGGCAAAGGAAGCAAAATTAAAATAGGAAGTAATTTTTTCATTTGATACCTACTTTGGAGTTCTTATTGTCTACTATAGTGTCTTTTTTCTTTTTTATCGAAAACCCTAGTGAAGCTGTGGAAGCTGAAAAAATCGAAGCTATGAATGTGGGGTCAAAATCAACTATTTTCTTACCAGATGGCGGTTCATAGTATGAAAGGGATAAAAGTGTTGCCGACCAAAGAAGAACGCAAACTTTTACAATCGTTTCAACTTTACTAGGTTCTTGATCTTCCATAATTAAGGCTTTTTGCTAAAACTAGCAAATTTGTCTACAGTTGAAAAGAATATATTACAAAAACATGATTCGATTTATCAAGCCAATACTGAAGTTCTTCGTCAAATCCAATGCGGTAAAATCTCTTGTCGTTGGATTGCTTGAAGACTATGCGGCATCCACAGAGACAGACATTGATAATGAGATTGTCGCCTTAGTTAAAGAAAAGTTATGGCCTGTTACATAACTTTAAGTTATGTTAAGGATAAGGCGTCAGGTGGTCGATGCCTTCTCTGCAAAAAAATGGGCTAACTAATTCCCCAAAAGTTAGCCTATTTTCAATATAAGGAGGTCAGCTTGCTATGGCTTGGGATGATTGGCTTACCATAACAGAAACGCTTGAAGATCAACTTTATCTTGAGATTCAGGCGCGGATGTTAGCCGAAATAACTGACTTTGAATATTTGCTTGATGTTGCTGTAAATTATCAGCGGCAAAATTGGCAAAAAGACGAGATCATCAAAAATTGCATTGCAAAGATTGGCGATCTCGAAACAGAACTAATAAAGATAAGTCTTAAAAAAGAAAAAGAAGATAATAATTCAAGAATTAAAAAGGTATTTCGTCAACCTCTTTAGGCTCAATAAAGTTTAAATTTATATTGCCAAATAATCCATATTTGCCTTCTTTGGCTTTTGCGTTGATATAAATGCCATCAACCTCGACTTCTTCTTTTTTGGAGTAATCCCAGACTTTTCCTTTCTTTTGTTTGGTGTCTACCATTTTCATAACTTCTTCACAGAAGGCGGGAACAGATTCAGAAGGAATAAACCAAGACATTTTATGTGGATATTTGTCTTGATCTTCATATTCGTTTTCACTTGTTGAAAACTTGATTGGATAGGGCATCGCGGCTTTAAATGATTCAGGCATGATTAAAAAAATTTGTTAAAAGTTGATCAAATAATTGTGAAAGCGAAATTTTGTTTTTCGCGCAGTATTTACGAATTAGGGTGGCTTGCGAATCATCGGTTCTAAAATAAAATTTGTTGCGGTTGTAATAAGAATTGCGGCGTGATCGAAGTTGCGCAATAATTTCTTCGCCTGATTTTGTGGCCTGTTCTTCGGTCATTAATCATCTTTATAGTTTTCAACAGCTTGCCTTAAAAATCTGCCGTGTTCAGATAATGTAATATTTTCAGGACGTACTTGTTTTACTTTTAATTTAAAATGTTCTTTGAAGTCTTTCAAGATTTGTTCTTGATGACCTGATTCGCGAATGTCTTGGCAGATCAAATCCCTTGCTTCAGGATTTATTGCTTTTGGTATTAGATAATCCTTATCAGGTTCTTGATTCGGTTTTGTCGGTGTTTTTGTTACCCCTTCTTTTTCTGGCGGCTTTTCGGATTCTTCTTCTTTCTTTGCATCTTCTACTTCAAGACCCGCCCATAATTCAAAAGCATCGCCGAAAGAATAACAGGCGCAGGCGCAAAGACATCTTCGATGCGCTTTTTGTATATCATTCGTAGAGATTGACCCGTATTCGATAGCTTTGTTTCCGTAACCTGTAACCGCGTAAGGGTAAAAAGGCAATTTTATTCCTGTTTCTATGTTTTGAAAATAGCCCATCAAATAGCCTGTATTATCAGGAGCCATCCAAACAAGTTGACCGTTTGGGTCAGGTTCTAAAGCAAAAAACCAATTCGGCGCATTTTCTCTAATCCTTTGCGCTGTTTTCGCCCAAGAGCAATAAGGAACTTTGCCCTTGTAATAAATATCGTCTTTTGTAATAAGACCGCCCAGATTTGGGATTTCGATTGGTTTTGTTTGGTTTTCCATAATCCGTAAATAATTTTAAAGAAGCAAAGGCTCGCCCTTAACTAGTGAGTGTTAGCTGTGGTTAAGAGTTACCTCGCTTCAATGTAAGCATTGACAACCTAATTCCGTAAAACCTCGGGGTGTACTTACATTCTTTAGTCTACCAATTTATTCAGGTTTGTCAAAAGTTTTTATATTTATATTTGCCCCAATATGTTCAAATCGTTTTGCATAGCGTTTTAGAGCCTGCAAACAAACAACAAGAGAATCATCTGCAAGAACAGTTCCGCCAGATGTAACAGATAAAGCGTCAAGAGTACTTCTTGTTAATTTATCAACATCCCCTGTTGTTTTGCTAGTGCAAAAATAAGGCGCATTATTTTTTAAAATTTCTGCATTTTTACCCGTTCCAAAATGGCTCTTAGGGCGCGGCATTATAAATTCAATAGAAACTTGCACGGGTTCATTAAATGGGTTGCCTGCAAACGCTTCAAGCGCCGCGTGAATAATATCCTGACGCCACGGCTTGACCTTTTTGCTTGATTCCATCAAACCGCCGTATCTTGTTAAAGTTTTTGAACCCTGCGGCGCGGGTAAACCTACAACCCGAAATTCAAGTTCTTTCATTTTTTTTGTATTCTTCTAAAATTTTGATATTTTTTTCATGGTATTTTTCATAATGTGGATGTTCGCCTTTCTTAAAATATTTTTTATTTATTTCATACATCATTTGATGCCGCCTTCTAATTTTCAATTCTTCTCTATTCATTTAAAATCCTCCTTGTTCAGAATCAAATCTTTTCCACGCCTGCGACCAAGCATAAGCGCAATCAATCGTGTGTTGATCTTCGCCAACTACACATCTGTTCGGCCTAGCCCAGATTGTTTTGCATACATCAGGAATAATTTTGTGATGTTCTGCAAGCGCTTCAAGATAGCTTCCCATCTGCGCATCCGTTGAATAAGGTTTGGCGTACTTTTGCGATTGTGTTTTAAGATCAATCAACATAAGTTTTTGCGATTTATTATCGTAGCCCAGAAGATCAAGTTGACCGCCGACAGATTTTTCAAGATCGCAAAGCATATATTCAACCGCCCACGGCTCGAAATCTTCCCACAGTTCCAAATCCATAAGCGGCTTTATCCAATCTTCATAATCGCCCATTTCGATTTTGTCGTTGCCAAGCATACGTTGTTGCAAAGCATAATGCGCTGTTTCGCCGCGTGGTTGCCATTTATGGCGGTAGCGTTCAATATTTTCTAATTGTTCAGGCGTTTTTGTATTACAAACTTGAGTTGTCGAAAATGCAAGCTGTTCGCCTGTAGGTTCCCAAATGTATTTGTGGGTTTTTTCTATCCTTGCGATAGGTAGCGGCGGAAGTAATTTTTTCATGCCACCGACATCCCGTAAGGCGTCACAAAATAAATTCTTGCTGTTCGGCCACTTCGCGTAGGGCGTCTTAAAGGTTTCCCTGTTGATGT